TTTATCACCCGTGTTCGTATTTAAAATTTCACATGCTTGACACACGCGTTCTACAAATTGTTCTCCCATTTTTCCTGAAAAATCCGGTTTGAGTGTATTGATGTGTTTCAACGGCGTGTTTTTCCAAATGTCCGCCGAATTCTGAGCGACATGACACTGGTTCCCTATTTGCTGTAGGGTGCCGTACACAGATTCGGTTGACATTTCTTTTCGTTTTTCAATTTCGGCATTGACTCTTTCAAGTTCCGCCTCCAATTCTGCCTTGATTTTTTCAAGTTCATCTAGGGTCGCCATGATTCATGTCCGTATAACCGAACGGATCACTTCAATTTTAAGAGTTTCGCCATTACGTGTGACGCGGTAAAGGTCGGGTGATCTTCAACCACCATGAACCATGATTCGGTGAAGGGTAATCTATGCACCATACCGGTGCATGTAGTCCATGCGGAAAATGGGGGTTGGTACGACGTTCCTTGTCGTACTTTTTACCTCGTTGTAGCCAATCATGTAGTTCCATGCCGTAGGGGGTTGGGTCATACACGTCCACGGTATACGCCACGCGTCCATTTTTAAGTCGGCGTACTTCGTCACGTATCACCGTGTACCCCGGGTTGTATTTTTCACAAAGATGTAGGATAAGTTTACGTTGGTTATCCGAATCGGAAGTAATGTGGAAAGCGAACGCCATAATGCGACAAGTCATCGTCCTTTTCCATATGGTAAGCGTCAATTTTTAAGAGATCCGTTGCGGGGGAATTCTAGCCAATGAGCGATGAGCCAAAGAGCGTATGAGGTAAAAGTGAAGAAGGTCAAAAAGAAATCCGTTTGTAGTTGTATGGATTTACCTCCGAAAATGAAAAAATTTTACACCTACATTGAGAATCTAGATGAGTTAACTTTAGGAAGGTACGTGCGTTGGATCAAGTTGTCAGATCTCACGAAAATTTACACCGGTGGTTTTCTTGTATTGATAGGTGACGTCTGTACCTGCAAAAATGGAAAGGGTGCGCTCTTCACGTTTGTATTTGATGATTGTGTCGTCTTCCAGAAAATGTCAAACGATGAACTAATCGTGAAATATGCAAAAGAGATTGCGTCTCAAACTGAAAAAAAAAGGTAAGATGAAATGGTATGCCGTTTTATGCCGTGTACACGGGTCACATCAAAAATGAAGTATTTGAAACATGGGAAGCCTGTAAACCCGAAACGTACAAGAAACCCAAATATAAAAAGTTTGAAACTAAAAAAGAAGCAGAACGGTTTCAAAAGTATGGTCCCTTTGGAACGGAAGAAGAATTCAACACCTGCATCTATACCGATGGTTCCGCCATTCAAAAACAAGGCATCTATTATGGTGGTTACGGAATCTATTATGGAAATTCGGATCCAAGAAATAAATCCGTATTTCTTGGAAATGTAACCAACAATGTAGCAGAATTGACCGCAATACGTGATTGTGCGCGAACCCTTACAGAAGAAACTGCCATCTACACGGATTCCATGTACGCACTGTTGTGTTGCACTTCGTACGGAGAAAAATGTAAAAAGAAAAAGTGGCCGGCCGATATCCCGAATGGTGCGCTAGTTCGTGAAACGTACGAATTGTGCCAATCCAAACCATTTCTTCATTTGGTTCACGTACCGGCCCATACCACCGCAGGCGATAAACATTCCATAGGAAATCGTGAAGCGGACCATCTAGCGAAAGAATCTTTAAAAAATATAGCGTAATAGGATGGAAGAGAATTGTTCTCCAGGAACAAAAAAAAGAAAGGGTTCCTGTTTATCCTCTTCTCAAATTGAAAAACTAAAACAAAAATACAACAAAACCCATAGCAAAAAAATAACATCCAAAAGAAATAAAGATGTGCTGCGTGATTTAGCCTCGCATTTATCTTGTTCTCGTGAATCCTGCATTACTGAAAAAATGGGAATGGGGTCCGACATGTTCGCTCCGAAAATGCCACGTTCATGGTTATCCAATTCCTCGGAATGGTTATCTTCGTTAGAATTTGTAGACATTTTCAAAGGATACGAAAAAGCAAATCCGGATTTTTTATTTTTAGGTCCCGCCGCTTCCGATTACCAATACAAAATTAACGGAGAATGCGAGATCAAGGATCTGTGTTCGTTGGATGTGCGTCATTTACCATCCAAAATAAAAAAAATCGGAATCGTGTTTAACCTAGACGAACATGATGAGCCGGGTTCCCATTGGGTATCCATGTATATTTCAGTAAAAAAGAAAACGGTGTACTATTTTGATTCGGCCGGTTCAAAAATTCTTCCGAACATTTATGCCTTGTACGAACAAATTCATCGTCAAGATCCATCCTACAAGTATGTAGACAATTATCCGTTGATTCATCAATACGGAAACAATGAATGCGGTATGTATAGCATCTTTTTTCTCATCATCATGCTAGAAACTGAAAATTATAAATATTTTACACGACGTAGATGGCGAGACTCTTCCATGAATGCCCTAAGAAAAAAGCTCTTCAATCCATAAAATATATCCCTCTATACATATGAATGAACCTTCTCCTGCTGAACGACGCATTCAGGATGTGAACCATCTTTTGGCATTAGAAAAAGGTTCCGCCGAATACAACCAACTGTTTTTGGAATTATTAGAAACGTATAAGTTGAATACACAAGAACTAACCAAATTATTAGGATATACCTCACCGAAAATGACAAATTCTGGTAAAGTTGTCATTGCAACCGTACCGCCTCCGCCGCCTCCACCTCGTAGTTGGCCCTTCTCCAGAAGCGCAAAAGTTGCTCCTGGTCCAGGCGGGAAACGAAAGAAAACTAGAAAGAAAAGGAAAACCAAATCCTTACTTTTTAATGGATTAAAAGTAAGACAAAAATTAACCAATCAGAGACGAGCACACCATCCTCACGCCTGACAAGTAGGCACCACCCTATCATCCATCATCTATCTTGAAACTACTTTTTGAACCCTCCCTACTTTTTAATCAAGCCTATCCTAAAAGGTATACCCATCCCACAACTATCCTACTTTTTATGCTACCTAAAAATCAGACGATTACACTTTGTCACCTATTTCTCGTTTTGTCACCCATTTCTTAGGGGAACCCAATCCTCACTCCTGAAAAGTAGGCACTACTCTACAACTACCATCCTACAGATTATCATCCATCTTCAAAAGTAGTCTATCTTGAAACTACTTTTGGACCTATCCTACTTTTTAACCAAGTCTATCCTACTTTATCATCCATCTTCAAAAGTATGTCAAGTCTACAACTATCCTGAAAAGTAAAATCCTATTATGAAAAGGATGCAAGTCCTATCTTGAAACTACTTTTTGAACCCTCCCTACTTTTTAACCAAGTCTATCTTAAAAAGTATACCCATCCTACAACTATCCTACTTTTTATGCTACCTAAAAATCAGTCCATCAGCTACTGGTAACCCATTTCTCACTTTGTCACTCATTTCTCGTTTTGTCACCCATTTCTTAGGGGAACCCAATCCTCACTCCTGAAAAGTAGGCACCACCCTACAACTACCATCCCTATCCTACAGATACCACCCTATACTTGTTCTACTTCTTAAAAAGTAGATCCCATTCTGAAACTACTTTTATACCTATCCTACTTTTTAACCATGACTATCCTACTTTTTAAGACATCCTAAAAAGTATACCAATCCTGCAACTATCCTACTTTTTAACCAACACCTTCCTACTTCTTGAAAAGTAGATCCCATCCTGAAACTACTTTTATACCTATCCTACTTTTTAACCAAGTCTATCCTACTTCCTGAAAAGTAGATCCCATTCTGAAACTACTTTTATACCTATCCTACTTTTTAACCATGACTATCCTATTTTTTAAGACATCCTAAAAAGTATACCAATTCTGAAACTATCCTATGACCTAAAAAGTATACCCATCTTATCCTGCAACTGTCACCCTACTTTTTGTGTACCAATGCTACCGAAAAATCAACCAATAAGAAAATCAACCAATCAGCGACGAGCACGCCATCCACGAACACACTATAGATTCTTGTTGAGGGAAGTGGGTAACCCATGCCCGAATACGATCATGTACGCCAACACCAATGCGGCGATCAGGATGCTTCGGTTTTCTGCCACCATAGAACGTTGACCGAGTAGATAAAACATGATGAGGTAGAGTACGAGACCGATGAGAACTGCATGCACGACCATCATCCTTCCACTTTCCATTCTATCTACCTATATTTTAAAAGATAGACACCGTCCTAAAAAGTAATCAAACGCAAAATGTATTGGTACCATGAGATTTTAATTTGGTATTCCAAGGCATACGATTGGACGCACAATTTTTAGTTCATCACCCATTTAGATCATTACGGATATGCCAAATGATAAGACGTGTAGATTTTTAGAATGGGCCTGGCATATCTTAAAAAGTAGGACACACGCACGTAACGGTATAAAAAAAAGTTGTTGTGAGTCCGAACTCTCCTCACCCCATTCACATCTACCAATAGAACGTTTCGGTTTTGTATACCTTGGACTTGTAGTACGTAGTGGCAACCATCTTGTTATTGGGCCGTTCTGCAATAAACGACCACACACCCTGCCGGTGAACGACAAGTTGGTGTAGTTCTGGACGACGGTTCAATTCCTGAAAGGCAGCAATCCATTCATTTGTGGTAGGCTCCATGATTCCGTATACCTTTCTCTATCATGGAAAAGTTTTTTCAATTTTTATATTTGGAGGCGAATGTTTCTTCAAAAGTATGGTTACTTCGTTTATAATCCAATGATTCTTAAAAAGTATGGCAACCTGTTGGAAACTACTTTTGGAGGCTACCCTAGTTTATAATCCAATGCTTCTTAAAAAGTATGGCAATCCCTTTGAAACTACTTTTGGAGACTACCCTAGTTTATAATCCAATGCTTCTTAAAAAGTATGGCTATCCTTTGGAAACTACTTTTGGAGACTACCCTAGTTTATAATCCAATGCTTCTTAAAAAGTATGGCAATCCTTTGGAAACTACTTTTGGAGACTACCCTAGTTTATAATCCAGAGTATGGCTACCCTTCGTTTCTTAAAAAAAGTTGTAGTTCATCATTTCATCATTCATTTCTCATTTCATCACTCATTTCTTGATTTCTTCCAAGAAACGAGTCATCTTTGTCACCGCATGATGGGGTACATGGGTATCGTACAGTGCGTAATAATCCCCTGTCTTGTCCCACACGTCATAGAGGTCGTCCACACCACGTAAGGGGTCGGCGTAGTAGGACCGCTTGATCGTCCAAAACCAATCATCACTGTAGTACAGTTTGAGACCGTCATGCGCGGCCCTATACACCTTTCGGTGCACTTCCGTCAATTCACATGGATTAAAGTGTAGGAAGAATACT